GGGTCGGATGTGGCTAAGACCAACTCTAAAGTGAATTACAGATAGGGCTGGTAAGGCCACAAATTAAGGAGGAAACTCTTATGGCGGATATTTCTGAACGCTTGGAAAAGCAGATGGAAGGCACGAATTTAGCTTTGGCTGCTGTAGCCGAAGTTCTAAGTAAGATGGATTCTCGACTCTCTAAAGAAGATGCTGTTGAAATTGAACGAATTCAAAAAGAACAACAGTATTCGGAACAGCAAGAATTGGTCAAAGCGGTAGCAACAGAAGTCTTTAATCTAATTAAAGAAGGAACTAAAACAGAAGAGAAAGGTATGGACGTAAGTGGAGATAGTCGGTCAGCAAAATCCACTGGAAAATCTTCATCTAATGCTGACGATTCTGAGAAAGGTGCTCCTATCGGAACTAAGATAGAAGAACAACAGAAGACCATCCAAGCTGCTTTACTACGTAAAGAAGGCGAAGATGATGAAGAAGATGAAGAAGATGTATCTCACGGATACAAGAATGACGAAGAAGATGAAGAAGACGAATTTCCTGTAGAAGAGAAAGGTCATGATGATGAAGACCCAGATGATGAAATGGATGAGATGAAAATGCAGTTGGATGCTTTGAAGAAACAGATCGCTGCTTATGAAGCGAACATGGAAAAAGCTATCTCCAACGAAGCTGAAGGCCGTTTGAGAAAGATGGGCTTCAAAGAAGAACGTGGCTTGGTCGCTCCTAAACAGACTACTGTTGATGGCTTAGGCGTAGATGGAACTTCTATTATACAGAAAGCCCAGACTCAAGGCGACACTGTTGATCAGTTGATGGACTTGTCTTACGGTGAATTGAGACGATTGCAACAGAATATCGAAATGGGACAAACTGATGGAGTACCACGGGAACTCCTAGGCTAAAATAAACTAATTAATATAAGGAGGACAAGAGATGGCTAATCCCTCATTGTCTGAATATTTAGCACAATCTCAAAGGGGTTTGTACCAATCGGTATTTGGCCCTGAATACTTAATGAAACAATCGTACTTTACGGTTGATACTGCTACTGGCATATTCAACACTACTTATGGACGTAAAGTATGGCAAGCATTGAACAACCAGACTAGGTTCTTTAATGCCATTCCTCGTACAGTCTGGGGTAACACGGCTGGTTGGCGTGTACGTACAGACCGTGGTGCAGGACGTTCTCGCCCTGTAACTGAAACTGGGAATCTCCCAACGGTAGACATCTCCAATATCGCTACGGTATCGAGCTTGCCTCGTATCGTTTCCACGACCTTCGGTGCGTCAGTGAAGTCCGTCTTCACGGCACAATTGGAAGGGGGTATCGGGGACGTATTAGCTATGGAAAATGAACACGCCCAGTTGGATCACGTAAAGGAAATCAACGAAGAATTGTTGGCTGGTAGTGCGTACTTGACTTCGGCTGGTGCAACTACAACCTTTACTGTTCCTGCTGCCATTGCTGCCCACTTTAAAGTTGGTGATGCTGTCGGGCAGTATGACGTTTCAGCCAGTGGACATGATCGCACAAGCGGTTCCATTGTTTCCTCTGTTAATACTTCTACTGGTGTAGTGACCGTTGCTACTGGTACAACCTTTGCTGACGGTGACGTAGCTTATATCTACAGTAGGGCTGGTTTAACTTCCATTGATGATATCGTATCTGAAGATGGATTGGCCGTTGGTAATGGTCAAGCCCGAACCAGAGCCTATGACTTAACTCTTAATGATCGTACTGCTGGTGCTTGGAATGCTGCTGCTTCATCAGGTTCCAACTCTGGTACTGGAAGAGCTTTGTCTCTTACTTTACTAGACAATGCTATCCAGAAGATTCGTGAAAATGGTGGAGAGCCAAAGCTTATCCTCCTCGGACACGATCAGTACTTCAACCTTGAACGGTTGTTAAACTCTGCTCAACGCTACATGGGACAAGAAGAATTCCAAGTAGGCGTAGGTTCAGAACGTACCTTCCCCGGTACTCGTACTGGACTAGTTCTGGCTACTTACCAAGGTATACCCATCCTTCCAGATGCTGATGTGCCGAAGTCTGTAGCTACCAATGACGCAGTATTGGGTTCAAACATCTACGTGTTGGACACCGATTATCTAGAAATTGCTGTTGCTCAACCTACTCAGTACGTTGAAAACCGTGATTACTTTGCTGCGAATGCTCTTGTAGTACGTGGTTTGCTATACACTATGGCAGAAATGCGTTGCAAGAACATATGGACTCAAGCCAAAATCATGGACTTGAACGCCTAATTCCAAGTAGGGGAGCTGAAAGGCTCCCCTGCTTTCATTTATTATGCCTGCATCAATGGATGAAGAAGTAAATGTCAAGCTTGCAATTTACATGGAAAGACTTGATAATTACATTCAAAGTCAGACGGCTTTGAATGAATCTATTTGTAGAAACCTTGACAACATACAAGAAGATTTAGCAGAAGTTAGAACGTGGCGTAGTAAAATCTATGGAATTAAATCTGGAATGATCGCCTTAGCTTTATTAATTCTTCATACTTCAGCAGTTATGGGAAGCTTTATTGCAATATTACGTTGGTGGGATAAATAACAGGGAGATATTTTTATGGC